GAATGATGATTGGAATTACCGCAGAGGCGATATCTACATCGCAAACCTTGACCCATATATCGGCAGCGAACAGGGCGGCACCAGACCGGTGGTCGTGCTCCAGAATAACGCCGGAAACTATTTCAGCCCCACGCTGATTGTCGCGCCTATCACATCCCGCGCCGACAAGCGCAGAGACCTTCCGACACATTACTACGTTGAAAACGCCCGTGGGCTGGACGGGCCTGCCGTCGTGCTGCTTGAGCAGCTCAAGACTATCGACAAGCGGCGTGTCCGCAAATACATCGGCAAGATGAGCCGCCGCCAAGTCGAGGACATGGGCAACATCATTGAGCAAACGGTCGGTAACGGCTGTCAGATTCCCGAATGCGAGGAAGCGCCGTGAACACATAGCTGTTTTTGACGTTGCGGCATATGAGCTCATGAAGGACGAATACCACGGTCAAAACTCTTCAGCGTAATGACTTTTCTCCACTGCGACTATGCTGTTCCGGTATAGTTCTGATAACACAAGACCGTTCATACACTTCACCAAGGGTAGAAGTCATGGGCTGCCGGCTTTGCGCCGACAGCCTATTGTTTTGTCCTTGATAAACCACGCCAATAGGAAGGAGACCAATATATGGAGCAATATACCCCAACTGCTATTGACCCAAGAACGATAGACCGCAGCCGACTCGCACAACGCAGCACCGTGAAGCTTGATTCCAATGCGCCGCAGAAAGAACGGCTCGCGTCTCTGTTGCACCAGATCGACCCGCATTGCTATCTGGACGGAAAGACCGTTGTGATTTCTCGCTTTGCCAACACGTCTGTTTCACTCAACGACTGTGTGCAGGCATACCTCGGCGGGCTGTAAGGCGACATCCTTGCCAGAAATGAAGGTGGTGAATAAGATAATGTAAAACATACAAGGAGGTGCGCTATGTTAAAAAGCGTTTATCGGGCAGGCATCTACGCTCGCCTGTCCCGCGATGACGGCGATAAAGCCGAATCAAACAGCATTGTCAGCCAAAAATCAATATGCGAAGAATACATAGCTCAACATACGGAGCTGGAGCTTTGCGACACGTTTGTGGATGACGGATACTCCGGCGTTTCGTTTGATCGCCCAAGCTTTCGACGCATGGAACAGGCTATCCGCGATGGAAAAATCGACTGCATCGTATGCAAAGACCTGAGCCGCTTCACGAGAAACTATATTGAAGGCGGCAGATACTTAGAGAAGATTTTTCCGCAGCTCGGCGTTCGGTTCATAGCAATCAACGATACCTATGATACCGCCACCGGCAATCCGCAATCAGATTCCTTTATCATTCCGTTCAAGAATCTAATAAACGACACCTATTGCAAGGATATCTCCGTGAAGATACGCTCCAATCTGGACGTGAAGCGCCGCAAGGGTGAGTATGTTGGCGCGTTCACGCCATACGGTTATGTGAAAGCACCCGATGACAAGAGCCGACTTATCGTTGACGAATATGCCGGTGAGATAGTCCGCTCTATCTATACCATGTACAAGGATGGGCTGAGCATCGGCAGGATAGCCGATCGGCTCAATTCCATGGGTGTTCTGTCACCTATGGAATATAAGCTCTCTCAAGGCAGCAAATATGAGACCCTATTCAAATCCCATGAGGTTGCGCTCTGGTCATATATGGCTGTTCGCCGGATTCTCACAAGCGAGACCTATATCGGCGTTCTGGTACAGGGTAAACGCGGTACGCCAAACTACAAGGTCAGGAAAATTCAGGACAAAGACGAAAGTGAATGGGTAAAGGTAGAAAGCGCCCATGAGCCGCTGGTGTCCTACTCTGACTTTACGGCAGTTAAGGAAATGCTGGGACGCGACCGTCGTTCTGCCAGCGATGAAGAATCCGCAAGCCTGTTTTCCGGCTTTCTGTATTGCGGCGACTGCGGGCAGTCTATGGTTCGCAAGACCGTTCCGTCCGGTACAAAGAAGTATCTCTATTACATCTGTGCTGCTTCCAAACGGCGGGAGTGCAGTTCCCACAGCATCAGCGAAAAGGAGCTGGAGCGAGTTGTGTTCCATGCTCTCCATGACCAGATAGAGATCGTGCTACGGCTGGATGAAGCTCTTGCCTATATCGACCGACTTCCGACCGCAGACCGCCGCGTGTTCAATTATGAGGCGCAGATAGCCAAGATTGAAGAAGAAATTGAACGCTGTCAGGGTCTAAAGCTCCGCTTATACGAAGACCTCTCCGACGGCATCATTGATAAAGCGGAATACATGGAGTTCCGCGACACCTACACCAAGACGATTGCGCAGAAAAAAGAAGCTCTCACCAGAGTGCAGCGTGAATACAAGGATACGCTTGCCACTGGCATCGCTGAGCGGAACTGGGTCACACTGTTCCGGCAGTATGAGAACATAGATGAGCTGAACCGCCGCGTCCTCATGGCGCTGGTAGATAAAATCATTGTCCATGAAAATCACGTGGTGGAAATCTTCTATAAATACCGCGATGAATACGAACAGGCTGCGGCTTACGCCGCAAGCTTCGATGACGAGCGTAAAAACGTAGGATAAGGGGGAAAAACCAATGGCACGAAAGAGCAGAAAAATACAATCTGAACCACAGGAAATAGTACAGCCGTCACAGATTTTCCCGACTGCGATTTATGCCCGTCTGTCGGTGGAGAACAGTGGCAAGGATGATGACGGAGCCGCGCTCCAGAATCAGATTGACGTTTGCCGCGAATACATAAAAACCTGTCCCTATCTGAGCTTACAGTCCGTCTATTCAGACAACGGAAAAACCGGGACTGTGTTCGACCGTCCTGCGTTCAACCGTCTGATGGACGACATACGAGACGGCAGCATCAAATGCCTTGTGGTGCGTGATTTAAGTCGTTTCGGACGCGATTATATTGAAGCCGGAACCTATCTGGAACGAATATTCCCGAAGCTGGATGTGCGCTTTATCTCCGTCAAGGAGCAGTTCGACACCTTTGCCACGGACGGCTCCAACGAATCGCTGATGATTCCCCTGCAAAATCTTATAAATGATCTCTATTCAAAGGATATCTCCCGTAAGGTCTCCACGGCTCTGCGTATTCAAATGGAGAACGGGAGCTTTCGCTGGCGTAAGCTCCCGTATGGCTATTGTTGGAATGAGGAACGAACACAGATAATCCCCGATGAAGCAACAGCCCCTTTTGTGAGGGACATCTTCAAGTGGAAGCTTGAGGGAGCGTCTTTGTCAACAATGCTGACGCTCCTTGATGATGCCGGTGCTCCAATCCCTGAGACCTTACAGCGCACGAAGGGCAACATGGACGGTGTGAACACCGTATGCTGGTCTCGAAGCAGCGTATTTGAGATTCTCAGAAATCCGGCCTATGCTGGTGATAAGGCGGTTGGCCGCTCAAAGCAATCTGTCTATGCCGGCATGAAAGAAGTTCAGGTGAAAGACCGCGCACAGTGGTATGTCGCCGAGGACGCTCATGAGGGACTTGTCTCCCGCGAAGATTACAACGCGGTACAGCGCATGATGAAGCAAGCTTCGGAGGAACGGAAAGCGAAAATGGAGGCATCACGTGCCATGCGGGAGAGCCTTGTAGACCTGTTCGACGGCAAAATATTCTGCGCTGACTGTGGGAAGCGTATGTATTTCCACCGGCACAAAATTGATAAGGACAAACGTGGACGTTGGTATGCTGCCTATGAGTGCAGCACTTATGTGGGAAGACGCGCTGCACGCTGTACCGCTCACCGTATTCGACAAGACTTGCTGAATGAAAAGGTGCTGGGAGCCTTACAGCTTCAAATACAGACGGCACTCGACTACGAGCAAATAATCGAGGGCTTGCGTGATAACGAGGCAGACAAGAAGCTACGCGCAAAAATGAGCTACGCCATTAACAGCGTCAACTTAAAGCTGCGCGGCGTAGGCAGCAAGCGTACCCGCTTGTATGAGGATTTCGCGGACGGGATACTGAACGAAGAAGAATACCAGTTCGCAAAGAGCACCTATGATGAGCAATGGGAAATGCTGAATCGGCAGTTGGACGAGCTTGTCCAAAGGCGAAACAGCTACGCCGAGACCCTTTCCTCCGATAACAAGTGGATCAGCTTGATAAAGGGCTTGCAGGAGACCAGCATCCTCACCAAAGAACTTGCAGATATGGCTATTGACCACATCGTCATCTATGAGGACGGCAGCATTGAGTTGTTTATGAAATACCATGACGTATTCGTCTTGACGGGCGAGTACCTTCAAGAAATCTGTGGGGAGGAATCGGCGTGAAAGAATACAACATCGCAATCTACATCCGCCTCTCCATGGCAGATGAAGATACAGGCTATGGCAAGACCGAGAGTGACAGCATTGTTAACCAGCGCAGTCTGATAAATCGTTATCTTGATAAGCACACGGAGTTGTCCGGTTTTCATAGGACGGAGTTCTGTGATGACGGCTTCACCGGCACGAACACTAATCGACCAGCTTTCACAGATTTAATGGCAGAGGTCAAAAAGGGCAAGTACAATCTTATTTGTGTAAAGGACTTTTCACGGTTTTCCAGAGACTACATTGAGATTGGCGACTGCCTTGAATGCCTGTTTCCGTTCCTCGGCGTCCGCTTTATTTCGATCAACGACAACTACGACAGCGATAATTATAAGGGCACGACCGGCGGCCTGGATGTGGTCATGCGAAACATTGTTTATGCCGCTTACAGCAAGGACTTATCTGTGAAAACAACCACTGCAAAAATTCAGATGATGAAGCAAGGAAAGTATGTCGGCAACTACGCGCCATACGGATATGTGTTACATCCCACGGTACGGAATAAGCTTGCTGTTGACCCGGAGGCCGCGCAGGTCGTGCGCCGAATATATGAAATGGCGATCAAAGGCGTGAGGGTGACAGACATTGCCAAGCAGCTCAACACCGAGGGCATACCCACTCCGTCACAGTATTTCATTGCAAACCATCCCAGAACCGGCAAGTTTGGCGGCTCATCGAATAAGCTGTTATGGAGCTACGCTGCTGTATACAATATCCTGACGAAGCTCACCTATACCGGAGCAACGGTAGGCCATGTCAGTAAGACCGTCGTTCCTCTCAGCAAGCAAGTGAAAAAGCAACTGCCGGAGGACTGGATTGTTGCCGAGAATAAGCACGAGGCGATTGTCTCCAAGGACGACTTCGACAAGGCGCAGGCTATCATCCGCAAGCAGAAGCAAGTTAGAAATGCCGATGTGCTCAACGTCTCGATGTATCCGCTTCGCTCATTGGTTCGCTGTGGGAGCTGCGGCAGAGCCATGACCTATGACAAACAGCGTAAGGGTTTTTACTGTCCATACTCTAAGACTGACCCCAATGGTCTTTGCCCAAAAGGGATCATATGCCATTCACAGGAGCTTGAGAAAGTCGTGTTCGACGCGATTTCTTTGCTACTACAAGCGGCTGTTTCCAAGCAGCCTACGTCAAAGGAATTGCAACGACGGAAGAAAAGCGCCATTGAAGAAAAGCTCTCGCTTTTATCCAGCCTCCAATCGCAATCTGAAAAGCAGAAGAAATTGAAGCTGAAGCTTTATGAGCAGTACACCGGCGGCGAGATAACAAAGAATTGTTATCTTGAGCAGAAGACCGCTATTGATGAAACGCTGGCCACCACAGCCGCAGAAAGCACCGCATTGGAGGCCGCAATTGCCGAGCTGGAAGCGACAAATTCACAGCACGAGACAGCCTTTGAAAAGTCTTGCAATAGTTTTTTCGGAGAAACGACATTGACCCATGAATCAGCTCACGCCTTTGTAAAAGCAATCTATGTGTTTGCAGATAAGCATATTGAAATCCACTGGAAGTTCAGCGATGTGTTCGGCGATGCCTATGAAACTACATAAAAAAAGTACAGAGGAAGTCCCAAAATTCGCGCTCTGGGACTTCCTCTGAAGCTTATATTTTTTAGTCTTTTTCTCACACAAGCAGACCATTCACGGCTTGGCAGAAACCGTCTTGTCATGGGCTATCTCATTGAGGAAAAGTTTCCTGACTA